AAATAGTAGTGTCTGGAAATTTTGGAATACCAATATTATCAGCTACAGATGCTCTAAGATTAACAGATTTTTTACCTGTTTCTAATGATGTTGTAATTTGTTTACCTGTTTTTAATGCCATTAAAATGATCCTTCAGTAGCAGTTCTTATTTTAGCTAATTTAGTAATATCACTATCTACTCCAGTGTCATATTGTCCTTTACCACTTTTATATGATTGTGCGTATGCTGCTGTTTTAAATCCACTTACTGCTAATTTAGTATAAGCACCATACTCTTGTGCTTTACCCATAACTTTAGTTGTATAAATAGCAGATTGTAATTTAGATTCAGATCTAGCAGTATTTAATTTTATAGTACCAACATCTTTTGTAGCTATTCTATCTATTTCACCTTGAACAGCTAAAAAACTTCTACTATCATCAGAATAACCAGAACCTGATACAATAGCTCTATTAATTTTTTTCTTTTTTTCAGCAGCTTCCAGTACATCATTAGCATCTTGTAATCCTTTTAATTGATTAACTTTACGTTCAGTTTCATATTCTTGTAACTGAGCTTTTGTCACAGCTTTTTGATATTGTACTTGCTGATATGTACCTACAGCTTGTACTCCAAAACTAATTACTGCTAATGTTACTGGATCTGCACTCATTATGCGAATACTACCTCCACTGACATACCTAATATTTTAATTGGTAATGGATCATCTTGCGATAAAGTTACTGTTGGACTTTTGTCATATCCTAAAAAGAAAAATTCTTTTTTAGATGTAATAGGTGTTAGGTCAGAACCACCAGTAAAATTAACTTGCTGTACTACTAATGATTTTGCGGTTGTATCAGCAGCTTTGACAGTTAAATCTAATGCAGAGTTAAGATCAATGATGGCTCTTGAGATTCTTCTAGGTAATCCTGTTAATGGCCCTTCGGCTAATTCTTTATCAATAGGCATAGTTTCTATAATCGGTATATAATTAAATCCAATTTTTAATCCAGATGCTCTGGCAGTATTTAAAGTAATAGTGTTAGTAGCAGATACAGTAAACGCACCAAGAGAACTGTTACCTTCTATAGCATTAATAGATTCATTAGTATAAATTGCATTAACATTATGTAAAAATCCTTTTACTAAAGTAATTACTGCATTGTCCGCAGGTGTAACTGCTAAAGCAGTATTAAGGTTAAGGTCATAAGATCCTCCACCATTATTAGTTACTGCTTGTATAATATATTCAGTAGAATCACCAGCTATAGTAAATGTTTCATTAATTTGTGGATCAGATGTTAATCCATCTACTTTTAATACTGAACCTGTTTGGCTACCACCTTGAACCAAAGGTGTACCTTTTTGATTAATAGTAGAAGTAGTTTTCATATCTAATGTATTACTATCATCATCAGCAAATAATTCCAATGTATAAACTGTAGATCCGTTTAATTGTCTTTTAACAATACACACAAGGTATTCATTAAGAGCAATTATAGATTGAAAGTAATCATCATTTCTTGTTGACCATAAACTCCAACCTGCAATTTTTTCATCTCTAACAGAATGAAACACTGCAAATGTTCCTGGTAATGTAGAACCATTATTTAAGAAAAAAGCATATTGTTCTGGTCTAGTAAAGTTACCTTTAATAACTGCAATTTGTTTTGGGTTATCAATTAAATGCTGTGCAAGTATTGATACTGATGTAGATTTATATCCATCTTCAATATCAGAATAAATAAATTCTCTAACAGCTTTACCATTTTTTTGAACAAACCCTGCTGCTTGATCAAACATTACAGGTGCTGTTCTACTAATACCATAAGGTGTTTGTCTTAATACAGATACGTTAGCAGGTGTAATAGTATTATCAGTTGCTCTAGGAATGTAATATTCTCCACCATCTGTAAATACTTGTAGATCTTTACCAGATAACATATGTCTAACTTCATTAACTTCTGAACCTGCAATATCTAAATCTATTGCTTCGTCTGGATCACCAGCTCCAACATCAAAATTATAATATTCAGATATTCTTGATGCTAAAATTCCAGCAGGTCTAGATTTAAGACCACCAAACCATAATCTATTATTATGAAATGTTACTGCTTGAGGATAACCTCTTGGAGTAGATATTGCTTCTTCTTTCCAATCATAATGAGGCCCAGTTCCACCAGCAACAGTTTCAATAATTGTACCTGTTACTTCTGTTGGAGATGTATATCCTGTTATTTTAATTTGAGATCCATCTACTAATAAATAATGTCCTACATAAGCAGATGTAAAAAATCCTGTACTTGCAGTTATTGTTCTTCCTGTTCCTGTTGCACTAGTAGATAGTGTTAATGTTGTTGAACCACTTTCATATTTATAAAATGGTGCATTTGTTTTATATGCTCCAGAAACAACAATATCTTCATTAGTTTGAAACTCATATAAACTAACTGTAAAAGTTGAAGCTGAAGATCTAAATATTTTAATCATAGGATTATCTCTATGAGTTACAAATATTGTATCTCCAAATTGTGCAAAGTTTAATTCAAATAATTGAGCTGTAGTCCAATTACAGTTTGTAGTATAATTAGATACTATTACTGTACCGCTAATATTGTAAACATCCATTCTATTATTTGATAATACTATAATAGCTATTTCATCATCAGAAAATACAAATGGAATTAATCTAGATTCAGCAGGTAATGTTGCAAGATAAGAAGTACCTGGTCTTCTCATTACTCCACCTTCTGCTAATAAAGCAAAATTTCTACATTGTTTAGCACCATTAGCATAAGCAGGTGTATCTATTCTGTTAGATAATAATGGATTAAGTTCTCCAGAAGAAAAGTTTGTTAATACAGTTTTTAGTGTTCTTGCCATTAGACATCAGTTCTTGTAGAGTTTCTTAAGTTAATAAATCTTGAAGTATCAAGTTTTCTAGTAGTTACTTCTGATGTATCAATATTTTTAGATATTAAAAATTGTCTATCAGATAACATTTTAAATTCTCTAATCATACCAGCATCTCTAGCAACAGATCCTGCAAAGATAGATGCAAGTTCATATTCTAAAGCTAATCTAAAATGAGCTGGAAAGTAATCTTCTTCTACTCTGTAAATATAATCTAATATTAAAGTATTGTTCCCACCATAAGTATTTACATAAATTTTATCTTTGTATCTTGTATATGGAATAACATAGTCATTAACTGTTACTGTAATAATTTGTAATACTCCAGGATCAGCAGGTAATTGATAAGCATAATCATATCTACCTTCTGGTGCTGATGCTAATAATGATAATTGTTTTTGGTTAGTAGCAAATTTCCATCTATGTCTAGTTAAAGAAGATTGAACAATATCTTCATAAACATTTGATGCAACGAGAGCTTCAGTGCTACCATCTGAAAAAGAAGATATAGGTTGAGCACCTATCATTACTAAAGCTCTTGCACATATATCTACTTTACTTGTTGCCATTAAAATCCTTTATTAAATTGAGGGCGAGTTTCCTCGCCCCCAAATATATATATTATTAAGCCAAAGCTACAGTAGTTACTGTTGCTGCTCCAGATGCAGATGTTACAGATAGCACGTCTGCTGCTATTGTTCCACCAACTCCAGAAGTAACAATAATAATGTCACCTTGTTTTAATTGATTATATGCTGAGTTGAAGTAACCAGAACCACTAATAGTTCCAATTGCATCTCCGTCTATATAGAAGAAAATACTGTTACCACCAGCTTCAGCAATCTTTTTGATTGGGTTGTCTGTTGCGTATGCCATATTATCCTCCTATTACTCCGCACATTTCTGAACTCTTAATCCATTAGAGTCAATCTCAACTGCACCTAATGATAACATAGATGTAATTAAGTGTGATACTTTTTCTGGAATGTAGTTCACTTCAGTTTTAACGTCAGATCCAACACCTAATCCCACAGATGATTTGTGGAAAGCTAGTGTGTATCTATCGCTTGATGGTTTAGATAAACCAGAGTGTACGAACCATAAGAATCCTAACCATCTTTTAGCAGTCATACCACCTTTGAATGGAAGTTCATCTTGTCCTACGTATTCTAGTCTTGTAAACTGATCAATACCTAATAGGTCAGACCATTGTTTAGGCCCTACTACCCAGTATCTTTGACCATCATCTGGAACGTCATTACCATTGAATGTTTCCATCATATTTTTAGCTTTCACTAAAGACATAGCTGTTGATGCGTCTGAGTTTACGTTATTTGCGAAAGCAGTACCTGCATCCATCACATCTCTTATCACTTCGTCAGTTTTTCTACCAAGTGCATAAGCTGCTGATTGTGCAACTACTTGTCTTTCGTCAATGTTTACCTTTAACTCGTCTAACTTGTCAACGTAATCTGCTGCATAGTAATCAGTTAAAGTTGCTGACACATTGCTGTGTGAAAGATCCATTGCAACTACTTCAGCGTGTCTTGCTTTAGTGTTTGCAGAACCTTGTGCAACTTTCTGAAACTTAACAGTAGATCCGTTTACTCCGTTCACATTTCTAACTAAATTTTTTAGTTTGCTTCCCATTCTTTGGTAAGCCATATGAACTTCAGCTTCGAATTGAGTTATAAAGGCATTTGTTATTGATGTAGCCATTTATTAGCTCCTTTTTTATTGTTGTTGTTAAGTTTACGTTATCCGATTGTCTTACAAATGCAGAGGATTGTTATCCAATTAAGGGCAATCATTGAACATTTTTAAGGTCTTGCTGCAAAAATAGATTTGTTTATGATACTAAACAACGCACATTAAATCCATATTTTAGGTATAGTTATAACTTCACCAAATTCTAACTTACCTTTATCATCATATGAATAAGTGCCAAATAATGTAATTGATTTATCGTCTTCTTTATAAATCCACATTTGGCTACATATTGCATCAGCAGGTTTTTGATTATCCATATCTTCTTCAGATAACCATCCAGAATCTGATACAGCATCTAGCCAATGTAGATCTGTTTTAAGCTTTTTAAAACGAAAAGGTTTTTTAACCTTGTTTTGCTTTATTGTACGCTTTCTCATAAAGCTCCGTTACTCGTTTAACATATGAAGGATCTCTTTGATTTGAATCAAAGTATCTTGGATCATTCATCATAGATTTTAAATCTTGCAAGTCTGGCGTAACAGATACTTGAGTTGGTGTTGTTGGAATAGGACTATCTTTAGTTAACTTCATTATTTCTTCAATAGCCTTAACTCCATCTGCTGTAGCAGCTATACTTGAGAAAGTACTATAAGCACTAGGAGATAGGTTTTTTTTAGACCATAACTCAGCAGCTTCTATTCTTTCTTTAGCGTTATCACCAAGATTTTGCATTTCTGCATTTATATCTGGCAAAGCAGATACAGCATTATTGATGAACATATTTACACCTTCATCAAACTGATCTTGTGATAAACCATTTTTTTTAGCAGTTTCTTTCCACCATTGTACAATCTCCATATCATCAGATACAGATACATCTACATTCTCTGGAAGTTCTGGAAGATTAACTTTATATGCTTCAGGAGCATTTTTTAATCTTTCAAGTTCCATATCTTGTCTAATTTGTTTAGACAAGTCTTCTGTTCTTGAACCTAGTTTTTTTTCAAGAGCATTATAACTAGAAGCTAAATTTTCTAAATTAACTTCTTTTCTATCAACATCCCAAAATTTGTCTTGTACATATTCTGGTTTAGACACAACAGTTTGCTCTTTCGAATCTGTGGTGACTGGTGCTTGATTTGTAGCATTATCATCTACCATCTTGTTCTCCTTTTTTTATACGTGTTTGAATTACACCTGCTAAGAATCTCATTCCTTCTAAATGAAATAATTGGTTGCTGTCTATATTTGGCCCAGCAACAGCTTCAGTTGTAATAGATCTAATATACTCAAGAACTTTCTTGCCTTGATCGCCCTTGAATAAACCTGCAAATGCTTTATTCAGATTACGTTCATCTTCGTCAGATCTTACGTAACCATCTATAGATTTTGCAGGAATTGGTTTTTTATTTTTTAACCCATCCCAGCTCATTATTGAGGTATCTCTCCTTCTTTCGGTTGATTTTGTAATTGACTTATCTGTTGTACTATTTGCCTTTGTTCTTCTTCATCACGAATAAGTTTTTCTGGCAAATTCATTTTACTAGCTAAATACTTTGCAGTTTCATTTTGATTAATAATTACATTAACCATTTGTGGACCAAAAGTACCTGCTATAATTTCATTGAATCTATTTACATCTGCAATGTCTTGCATATGTTGTGCTTTAGCTAATGGAGATCTTGCAGCTATCTTAACTTCTCTACCATTAACTTTAGGTAATTCTATTCTACCTTGTTTAGATAATATTCTAATAATTCTTTTTAATAATGGATGAATAAACTCAGATTGTAATCTTCCAAATGAAGATCCAATTTGTCTAGATAGATCTGCCATTCTTTCAGAAACTTCTGTTGCTGTCATTGGTGTACCTTCTGGTCTTCCAAGAGTTTCCATATAAAGAGCTTTTTTAATATTTTGTCGCATATCATTTAATACTAATTGTGCAACATCAAAATTAGATGCAGATTGAATTGAACTTAATCCTCTTGATCCTGGTGCAACTGGAATTAAAGATCCTGGTACTAATGCAATATTATCTGGATTGATAACACCATCATCTTCATAAGTATAAACTCCAGATACTGCCATCTGTGCATTTTGTAATATTAACTCAATAGTTAAGTTACAAGTTTTAATAGCACCCATTGCATTAAAGATTGGGCCTCTACCATAAACTTCTCCAGATGCTTTATTCCATCTAAATACTAAATAAGGATTTGATCCTTCTCCTGTATAATATTCTTCAAAGATTACTGCTTTAGGATTTTCTAATACAACGCAATATTTATATTTTTCAACATTGTTTTCATAAACTCTGTAAACTGCTTCAATAATAGTTAAATCTTTTTTTTGTCTTAATGGATCAAAATATTGAGGCATTACTGCTTTAGGATAAAGTATTTGAATATGTTCTGGTTTAACTTTTCTAGTTCTATAGACAGTATCTATTTTACCATCTGGCCCATTAAGTAAACAGATTTTAGGTAGAGGTACAGCAGTAAACTTGATTGGATTTACTGCATCACCTTCTTCAACTAACATACATCCTGTGCCTACAGCTAAATCCATAAATGCTTCGTGACATTCTTGGTTAAAGTTTGAGTTTTGTAATACTTCAAAAACGTATTCAGTTATTTTATCTAATTGTAAATTGACTTGAGATTTTTGTTCTTCAGGTATTTCTACACCAGCTTGGAAATCTGCCCATCTAGCAAATGTTGGAACAATACCAGATTGTAATCTAGATGCAAATTCTTGAACACCTACTACTGCTGTTTCATCAAAGATCTTATCAGTTCTTTTTTGTCCTGGTGATTCATCATAAAATGATTCTCTATTTGGAAGACAATATTCATATGCTTCTTCAAATTTTTCTCTCCAATGATCTTTAACAGATACAGCTTCTTTATACTTTTGTAAGATAGCAGTTGCTTTATCTGTAGTATCTACTGTAGGTGTATCTTCGTATGTGTATTCCATTATTTTTTAAATCCTTTTAAAGTAATTGCTAATCTTGCTCTAGCTCCCATCTTACCTTTCTTCTTAGCAGCTTTTTTTAAATCTTTCATTGGAATCTTTTCACCTTTTTTAATTCCCATAGATTTTCTTAAAGCACCAGGTTTTTTAATAGCAGCTTGAATCCATTTTTTAGTCATTGTTTTTACTTTCTAAATCTTTTAACTTTTGCGGCGATACTTTTTGGTTGTTTGACAAATTGTTTTCCTTGTTTATTTCCACGTGCTTTAGCCTGGTTAGTTGCTGACCTTTCTTTAGCCGTAAGAGCCTTCCAAGCCTTCTCAGGTAAATATCTTCGTTTTCCTTCACTTGGTTTTCCACTACTTGTTCTCCATTTTTGTTTACTCCATTTGGATAGCTTATTAGATCCTGACTTAGATCCTCTATAGCCTCCACCTGCTTTTTTATATATCTTAACAGCAAGTTGCATAGCTCTCGCACTATGTTTCCCTCCCATTTGTGCTTTAGCTTGAGCTTTTGCTCTTGCCCATAAAGCAGGTTTAGTTTTTTTTGCCACAGACATTTTTATTTCTTTTTATGTCTATTTGCAAAGTTCCTTGCAGCTTCAACACTACCAAAGCCCCACGCTTTTAATGCTAAGGCTTTTCTTGTTGGTCTGCCTTTAGAATCTTTCATTGGGCCTTTCATTCCTGCAAACCTTGCAGCAAAACTAATTCTTCTTGGATTAATTCCTTTTTTAACAGGAGCTTTTAGGTTAGCACCTTCAGTTCTTTTGAAGTATGCTCTACCTTTAGCATTTAATCCGCCTTTAGGATTTTGGTAAACCTTTGCTACCATTATCCAAAAAATCCTCTACCACCAGCTTTACCAAATAAAGATCTAGCACCAATAATACCTTTAGCAACTTTTTGCTTATAGGTTCTTTGCTCTTTTTCTAAAGCAGCAGCTCTTGCTTCTTCAGCAGCTCTTTGTTCTTCTAATTGCTTTTCTAAAGCAGTATCTCTTGGTGGTGGTGATGGTTTTGAAAATACTCCGCCCATTAGTTCTCCTCGTCTTCTATAAATTTTAAATCATCAGATATTAAAGATCCCAAACCATTTTCCATCTCTTGTATTAAATCATCTTCTTGAGCCTGTAAATCTCTCATTTCGTCAATGATCTCCTGCAAGGATTTTTTCTTTGGTTTTGGCATCTTGTTCGTAAAATGACTTATATCCTGCTTTAATCAACGCACAATAAAGCTGGTATGGAGTAAAGATATACCATTTATAAAATCCAATTAATCTCATAATAAATGATACGCAGGTTAAATCTTTAATCCTTAATAAATGCCATTGATCCCTAACAGGGCAACGTAACATTTTAAAATTGCTTAAGTAATGAAATGTATCTTCAACTTCCTTTTTATCTAAATAAGATAGTTTAATACCTGCGTGGGTAAACTCTAAATGTACCCAAGTATCTTTTGCGTGGTAATATGACAAAGCTCCACAATGCTTATAACCTTTTTTTAAAAATCTTAACCAATCAGAGTAAGGATGATTGTCTGCTTCATAGAAATAGACTAACCATTCCGTTTGAATAAATCCCATACTCTCCTTTTATTAGGTCTTTGTTTAGCAAACACATCCCATTCTTTTTTGACTACTGTTGGTTTGGATTGTGTTCTACCTGCTAGAATAGATCTACCTTCACCTGCTCCAATCATTAAATATTGTAATGCGTCGTGTACGTGAGAGTATCTATTCTTGTTTGGTTTCTCATCATAACGATCTCCAGAAGTTTGTATTCGTCTATAATGATAACCACCATTAAATCCTTTTTTTAAATTAATACATTGTTTGTCTAATAAGAATCCTGGTTTACCATCTAGCAATCTACATAAAGCAACATCAACAGCTTCTATTCTTAATGCAACATCATTAGATGGAGCTGGTGTAGCTTTTAATCCTGCTTGTCGCATTATTTGAAATGGAGTTCTTTCATCTGTTTGAGATCTAAAATCTCCAGCAGGATCTCCATAAATATTTACTTCATAGCCTCTATAATTTTTTGCAATCTCATTTCTTAATAATTCTGAAAATCTTACAACACCCATATCAAAACATACTAGCTCATTTATAATATGCCATCTACCTGTAGCTAGTCTTTGACCAAAGACAGCAGCAGGAGTTAATCCAAAGTCAACTCCAATGTAAATAGGTTGATGAATATTTAATTCTAATTTTTCTATAGCAACGTGGAGTTCTTCTTTAAAGTTTGGATAAACAGGTTTACCTTCTTCAATTGATCCAAGTTTATTTAAAACATAAACATCAATCCATCCTTTTGTTTTACCTCTAATAATATTAGTATAATATTTATCTGTTAAGTTTTTTTTATTTTCTGCAAGAGGATTATTTTCATAACCTGTAGTAATTCCATTTTCTTTTTTTTCCTGCAATGCAGGTGGTTGAGTATAAAAACTCCAGTTATCTGGTTTGATTAACATCAAAGCTTCTTCTCTAGAAATATGATCTGGTGTTGGAACATCACCTGCCATTATTGGCCACCAATGATCTTCTTCTGGAGCATTGGTATCTGCAATAACTCCATACCAACTTGCACCACCATCTCTCATAGATGGGTATCTTCCTACCCTCATAGTACAAGCATCTATAATTGATTTAGGTATTTCTCTAGCTTCATTAACCCATACACCAGTAAGTTCTAAAGATAATAATTTCTTTACGTCTTCTGGTCTATCTAATGCAAGAAAGATAACTTCTATATCTAAATCACCTTTATAGATTCTATGAGTATAAGGAACAGACCAAGAGAAGTTTCCCCAGTTTTCTTCAGGAAACCAATCTAACCAAGTCTTAATGGTTGTTGTTTTTAATTGTGGGTTTGTATTTCTAATAACTGCCCATCTTGATTTGCGTTTGCCATCTGCACCTTTTTCTTGCAGCAATGCTCGTCTAAATAATTCTATGCAACAAGATACAGATTTACCAGAACCTACTGGGCCACGTAGTCCTCTAAAGAAGTCATTAGACTTCATAAAATCTTTTAAGGTTTTACCTTCTGGTTTATAATTAAAATCAATCGACATTTTTACCTACGTTATCTCTAAGTAGGTTATAAACTGTTTCTTCTCCAAAAGCTTCTACAAGTTTATCTGCCTCATAATCTGTAATCATATGAGTAGGATAATGTTTAAGATGTACTTTCTTAACTATTGTTCTGAGTCTTCTCTTGTCCTTCAATGACAGCGTGTTCAGAAATGACATAACCTAATAACTCCTTAAATTTTCTCCAACGCATTTGTACACGTGGCTCTTGATAATCAGAAACTAAAACAAGCAAGTCAGCTCCGCCTTGCCACTTTTCCATAGTAACAAATCCTTTTGCTCCTTTTCTTGCTTTACATTCAACTGATAGTCCACCCATAACATCTGCATAAACGTCGTGTGGTAGTCCAGGAATTGCACCAGACATTGGTTGTCGTCTGGCTTTAATTCCTAATTCCTCAAATAACTTTCTTACTTTGTGTTCTACTCTAGTACCCTTTTGCTTTGCTTTGCTTCCCATTCTTAGCTTTCTGTGGTTTCTTTGACTTTTTGTTGTATGCTGGTTTCGAAACTTTTTTCATAGATCTCCTTTGTTATTTCTTCAAATGTACTTCTGCATCCATCTGGTGTAGCAGCACTTGCCATTTGTATTGCTTGTATATCATTATCAGCAGAATATACAATCTCTCTTTTGAAGTCTTCAGACTTCCATATTTTTACCAAGTAATACATATTTCCTCCTATGTGTGAAAGACTGTGAGCCTATAGAGGAATAAAAATATTTTAAACGCACTTATGGAGATAAAAAAATATTTTAAGCCTTGCCTTGACCAATATATTTTTTCCAAGTTCTTTTCTTGGACTTATTCATTGAAGACATCTTTGGATTTCTACCAATACTTGTCTTCTTGAATTTAGCTTTACTCTCGTGTTTGATTACATCTTTAAATTTAGCCTTTGCCATAATGCGTACCTTTTTGACCTTTAATGCTTGAGGTCATCCCCTCGTCAGCTAAAGCTGATGAATTTTGCCCCCACCCTCCGACTCTGTGGAGTCTAGCGGTGTGTGGGCGTACCAACGCCTCACGATAGATCTATATTAATTTTAATATCCCCTTGAATATTGTGAGCTACCTTATCTGGTGCTCTTAAACCTACACGATCTAGTATATCTCTACTAGCTTCTAGTTGAACGTACTCTGATCTTGCTCCGTTTGAGAGTTCGATAAGTTTCCTACTCGCACTTACTGCCCCAAGTCCTAGAGTTTGTGCTATCCTTGATTGCATATAACTCTGTACCTTTGGTAATCGTAGTGTGCGAGATGCACTTACTCTACCTGCATCTCCTTTACCTTTACTTGAATATCCTGCCTTTTCTGCTGCTTCCTTAATAGAACACCCTGTTGCTACGATAGTATCAACGAGCATCTTTTGTTTGTTTGTTAGATCATCCATACTACACAATTGTTATTCTTCCCTTAACAGTACGTAGGGTTTTATTTTGTTACTGTCAAGCAAAATAACAGCACTTTAGTGGTGTGTCAAACTCACAATACTATATATGGAATCTTCTCGCCAAATGCAGGAAGCATTTGTCTGCGAGGATGCCCCCATAAGTGTTTCGCCCTTTGATTTAGACAAAGGTGCGAACCAGTCGTAATCACATAAGTAGGATGTAGATTACTCCTTACACTGATGGGTCCCCTCCCACACACGTGAGTAAGCGAGTGTAACAAGGAATCCCCTCAACCTGTAAACAGGGCGAATTGTCCACGAGGAACAATTACGCCGCAGGGGGTAAACCCCTGCCAAGCTGTTGACAGGTCAAGGACTCCCCTTGTTCACTGTACGCTACCACGTGATGTGGGTTACGTTAATCATAAACAAAGGAGGTTATATGGATTACGTTAAGTACTATGAGTTAGTTGTTGATGAAACTAACAAGATGAGAGTTAATGAGTTGTTGACTCTTAAAGATGAAGCTATCTGTAAAGGTGATAGAGATAAAGTTGCTGAAATAGATAGTGAGTTAAATAATATAACTAATGGAGGAATATATGTTAGCTAGTGAACTAAGAGAAAGAGATTATTCTGATAATCGTGTATATGAAATGCAAGATGTATTAGATACTGCTGAAATAGATAATGCTATGAGAGCATTTTTTCAGGGTATTATAATGCCTTTTGCAGATTCAAATGATTGGGTTAGAATTGCTGAATGGAATTGTAATTCAATCTATGGTGCATTTGCAAGACATCTAGACGCTTGTAAGAACTCATTGGATAAAACAATGGGTAAGTTAAAACAAGCATATAGATCAGATACTGGCACAGAAATATCCACACAAGAAATTGATAAGTGGTTATTTACTAGAAATGTTCAGGAATTGAATATTAAACGTGCTGAAAAAATATTAGATGCTTTCAAATTACAGTTTGAAAATGCTTTCGGTCAAAAGTTTGTACCGCCAAGCAAATCATCTAATAAAAATGTATCATCAGAGGAGCTTAAGCAATATAATATTGCAAGACTTAAAGAAGCTCTTGGTGAAAAGTAATTAAAATTAAGCCCTGTTGTCTTCGGACAATGGGGCTTTTTTTATCGCTAGGGACTGAATTTTTCAGGTTCGGCGTTGGAAAATTCATAAGTGTTGCTGCCGAAATTCACAAAGGAATGTATATGAACTTAAAAGATATAGATAATATAATTGATAAACATCAAAATAGTACTTCAGGAAAGTATGGAATGTTTGGTGTGAATTTAGGAGTGGATTTATTAGAAGCTTTAAGAAAGTATGCTAATAAAAGAAATGTAAGTATGGCAGTGATTGTTAAAACATTAGTCATAAATTAC